CTTGACCTATACACGTCCGAAGCCTAATATGTATTTTTTACCAACCGCAGATTTTGCGGAGAATTTTGGTGTAGACACCAAGAATCCAGATGGTGAATACAAGTGGGGCATTCCTATTTTTAAGGAGTTCCCCGATGCCACCGAAGATTTAGGTTACTACTCACCTTACCATAAGTGGGCTAGTAAGTCCTTTCAAAGTTCCGACTACTGCGATTATGAAGCTGTGACTTCTGCAATGGAGGAATTTTGGGAGAACATCGAGAATGCTGATGTCGATTGGGATGTTAGACCGATGGATATCGACAGCGTTTGCGCTGGAGATAATCAGGTTCATACAGTCCGCTCGATGAACGCAAAAACCTCGATGGGTTTTGGCTTTAAGGGAAAGAAATCAGACTATATGTATGAGAACTGCACCGAACAAGCCCCCGATGGTAAGATGCTTAGTGATGAGATTTTGTCTTCTGTTATGGAGGATATCAACACTTATGCATCCGGTAAAACCGTTTGTCCTATTTCTAAGGCATCCCTCAAGGTTGAGGCGCGAGTGCGCCAACCTAGTGGGGATGATTATAAAACTAAACAACCGCGTGTATTTTGCGCCACTCCTATCTCAGATGTTGTTATTGGAAGGATGTTTTTACTACCTCTCCTAGACATTATGAAACAGGACCGTAAGCACTTCGAATGTGCTGTTGGCCTTAATGCTATGTCCCCTGAATGGGGGAAGCTGCGCGATATTTTCGAGGAAAAGGATGTCATTGACAAATCATTTGGCGCTGACATTTCTGGATTCGATACGCGCATGCCTTTATTAGTTAAGCACGCGGCTATGACTATTTTAATTCGCATGGCAACTAAGTGTGGTTGGTCATCAGAGGAGTTAGCCATTATTTCTGGCTACCTCACGGACGGATTGTATCCGTACGTATTGGTGAAAAACGACCTATTGCTAATGCCTAACATTATTATTAGTGGCCGGGTAGGTACCGCGGAATTTAATTCCTTATGCCTTTCTATAATTTACAGAATGGTTTGGAATAAGTTACGCGTGAAAATTCAACCCGATTTAAAGTTTAATGACAATGTTGCACTAATAACCTATGGTGATGACTCTAAGGCTGGCTCTTTAGCGAGCTGGTTTAATCAGAGAAATTTTTGCCTTGGTTGTGCATATTTTGGCATTCACGCCACGACAGTCTCAAAATCCGATGATTTTGAGCAGTTTGTCCCCTTCGATGGCGAAGAGTTCCTACACCGCATTTGGCGGTGGGATGATGAGTACGAAGTTTGGTGTGCCCCGTTGGCTTTTGATTCAATGGTGCGCTCCTTAGTGCTCAACAATACATCTCCTATTGGACCCGATGTCCAATGCTTCGAGGCGGCGCATTCGATTAATTTCGAACTTGCGCAGCATGGCCGAGAAGTCTTTAACGAGAAGATGCCCAAATTGTATGGAATTCTTTTAGACGCTGGTGTTATCGGCCGTGTCGGTGAACCTTCGTTTAAGTCGTTTGAGGAGATTATGGATCGGTGCTATCGTTAGTGCTGGGACCCATTTTTGTATATAATTTTGTTTAATAGTGTTTATGAATTTTAAGTTTTTAACGAAAGAATTGACTATAACACCACTTGTAATTATATTAGTTTTTATACTCACTGCTATTTTATTGCTGTTAGAGTATATTTTTATTTATTTTTTAGATGACGGAGGAAGCTAAATCCGAGCAGACAACTGAGGACACTCAAAACGTCTCGTTCAGCGATGCAGTTACCTCAAACGTTGCCAATTGGTCATCTGTCTCTGACCCAACATTTAATGTTGCGTCTAGCGATAGTATACCTTTGGGCGATTGGTTTTCTAGGCCTATTCAGATTGGTTTCTATAACTGGTCTAGCACTGGCTTTAATACCACTGTGTTTAATCCATGGGTGGATTACATCACCAACGAATCAGTCAATCGCAAATTGCGAAATTGGGCTTTTTTCCGCGGTAATTTACACCTTAAATTCGTCATCAACGGATCACCTTTCTACTATGGGCGGATGATAACGGCCTATGCGCCTTACTCCCCCTATAATGAGGGTCTTGCATCGCTAACTGTTAATAACGTGGGCACGGGATCTACCGTTCCAAACGGTACCAACCCCACGCTTAATTATTTGTCACAGTTGCAATGTGAGTATTTAGATCCATCAACATCTCACTCTGTTGAGATGTCTCTACCTTTCATTTCCCCCAAGAATTGGTGCCGTCTCTACCGTGAAGGTACGTTTGACGTAAATGCCTATTCTCAATTAGCCGATTTTCAAGCTATGGGGACAATTACTATGATGCTGATGAATGAGCTTCGCCAGGGCAATACGCCCGAGCCAACAGCTGATTTATCTGTGGATATAACAGTTTTCGCTTGGATGGAAGACGTTAAGTTAGCCGTCCCAACTAATACTGCTATGACCACTGATCCTCCTGTTTTTAAAGCAGAAGGTAAAGCAACGAAATCGAAAGGTAAATCCGTATCGATGGGTATGGGAAACAAGAAGGAGCTTAAAGAAGCTACAGAAGGCAAGACAACCATTAGTGGTGTCGCTTCAGCCTTTGCGAGCAGCTTTGGCGCCTTATCTCAAGTTCCAGTTATTGGCCCTTTTGCCACAGCTGGTTCAGTAGCAGCTTCTAGCATATCTAGCATAGCTAAGATATTTGGTTTTTCTAAACCAATGCAGACAGCTGATACTATGAGGTATTTTCCTGAACCCATGCACAACACCGCATCTACTGTGGGTGCTTTCACCGGTTATAAATTAGCCGCTGATCCAATGAATGAGGTTACTCTCGACCCACGAGTCGGGAATTTACCTCCTGAGGATGAATTGACAATTCAAAGCATTGCAAGACGTGAGTCATTTCTCACGTCGGTAGTGTGGACAGAACAAAACCGACCCGTTACTGGGGAGGCTACATTGTTCCGTTGTGCAGTTGCTCCGTGGCTACATAGTGTTGCTCAAAACACTACTACCGATGAGATTATTTATCAACCTACCGCTATGGCATTCGCTTGCACACCCTTCCAAGCTTGGAGGGGCACGCTCAAAGTTAGAATGCAGCTGGTAGCGTCACAATATCATCGTGGCCGCATTGCAATTTTTTATGAACCCAATATCAGGACTCAAGAGATCTTAACATCTCCGGGCGAACTAGAGTATAGTACTCGCTTCGTTGAGATTTTTGATCTCGAAGAGATCGATGGAGCTTGCGTAGAATTTCCGTGGGCTAGCCCACGACCATTCTGTCTGCAAAACGACATCGATAATCAGTTCAATGATACCAAAGAACCCTATTCACCTTCTGGTAAAGGCGTTACAGCCTCTATCATAATGTCTGGCTTAGATGCCAACACGTGTAATGGGTACTTTGAAATTCGCGTAGTGAATGAACTTGCGTCAGCAGTCCCAGATGCTCCACCAATTGACATAAATTTATTTGTATCAATGGAGGACCTCGAGGTTGCTTATCCTAAGAACATGAACGTTAGCGAATTGGCTAGAACTCCTGGTATTTCACCTGGGCGTGCAGCCCCCGTTTTTGAAGCGGAGGGTGACGCTAAGGTGACTGAGGGATTCAGTCAAGATGATCCGTCTACGGATTGTCATTATTTAATGGATCAATCGAATGATTCGGACTTGTTTAAAGTGTTTTTCGGAGAGAATATTAGATCTTTCCGCACTCTTTTAAAACGTCCACAGTCGATTTTGTTTCCTAATGACACTCCCGTATCTGGGAATTCGGTTGCAGTTATTAACTCAGCCATATATCCACGCGGGGGCATCTTTAATCGTTCACCGATAACAGGAATATCAGAGCCAAATGAAGTCGTTTTATTCGACTATCTTCGCTATGCCTACATAGGTATGCGTGGTTCTATGAGATATTATCTATCACCTGTTTCACAATCCACATCTATGAGTACGATGGATATGGGCATTGGGGCTATGACTACCGAAGTTAAGCCAGATTTCAATGCCTTTCAATCGAACTTGGTTGGACCCACTTATGGGGCCAACGCACTCACATCATCACGGACTAACAGCTGCCTATCAGCTGAAGTCCCGTATTATTCCGCCAATCGGTTTTTCTTTGCATTTAATGCACAAGGTTTAACTGAAACACAATGGTCAGGAAATGATGTGATTGATGATGATGGTATATTTACTGATGACCGATTTCCTCAATTACGAACTAGGGTGAGCCGTACCACTGATGGAACGGAAGACTTCGCTGTGGCTATTTCAGTCGCAACTGGTGAAGATTTCTCTTTCATTGGGTACCAGGCTCCCCCTCCGCGTTATCTACCTAGGATCAGATAGGATCCACCGGAGTGGGAAACGACAGAGGTTACTTTCGACTTTTTGATTGCCGCTAATTATTTTCGTCAACCGATTGAAGATGCAGAGGATGTTATTTCAACAGCCTTTACTCTTGATTGGTGGAACGCGAATTTTATTGGTAATCCAACTATAGCCGAATTAAAACGAGTTATTATAGCTCAGGGCCTTTGGAGTGACCTGCTCCAGGAACGGTTTTTTGCCATCAACCCGGGGAACTTTGATGTTCCCGAATATTGGAAAACTATCTTTGTCTTTAACAGTCAAGGTCAAGTCGTATTTAATACAGGGTATTTACAAGCTTTTCCCGCTTCTG